ACACACCAGTTACCAGCACCACGACGTGTACGCTGTGCAATCAGGTTTGAAGCACGGTTGATTTGAACTGCCAATGCGGCATGCTCGTCACCAACGAAAGTAGCAGTACCACTAACAGCGGCTTGGTCGTATGTTTCAACAACGTTACCAGCTAGTGAGTCTAGGCTACCAAGTACTTCTTGGTCAATTTCAGCTGTAATTTCTTGTGCAAGTGCAGCCATAATTTCAGCTTCAACGTCGATGCCATGCTGAGACTGAGCGTCTTGAGCAGCTTCGAAAGTCCAGCGTGCGCTGAGCTTACGAGTCTTGGCTTCAACAGTTTGCTTCAAGATTTGAATTGACATTCTGTTACCAGCTTGTCCTTCTAGTGAAGCAGTGGCGCTTGGAGCAGCATCGCTGCCTGGTGCACCTGAATATGCTTCAGCAATCTTGAATGGTGAAAGTGCTTCTTCACCTGCTGTAGCACCGTTGTCTGTATCAGAATAACGTACACGTAGTGTATGAATCTGACCGACTGGTCCTGTCATTGGCTGGACACCAACTAGTTCATTTGCAATGACTGTTGGCATTACACGTCTGATCACTGGAAGGATCACACGATTTAGTGTTGCAACGTTACCGGCAGAAGTAGCTCCAGCAGTAGCACTCTCTGACAAATACCTACGGGTATTTTCAAGAGTAGTGGCCATTACTGACTTTTTGTTGCCTTGTAGGCCTTCAAGAAGTGCTGTCTTCGTGTCCTGCCAGCGACTTTCTAGTAGTTCTGACATAATAATCTCCTTAATTTAAACCAGCTAAACGACGAATGTCCACTACATTCTCATCGTTTGCCTTACTACTATGTGTTTGTGAAGTTTCTTCACGATTGCCTGTTACTTCTTTGCCTTCTGTTAATGTTGCCTTTTGCTTTGCTGGAGTATTACCGTCAATCACTGCCGGTAGGTATTTCTCAAACGAACCACGTAGTCTGTTTGTTTGAACTGATTCCAGTAAATCTTTCATGATGGCTTTTTGATCACCGTTAAGTGGACCAACCAGCTCATTCATAATTTCTTGTCTTTGTGCAGATTCTACAAGACGCTTTTTCTCAGCTTCTTTTGATTCTGCAATTTTAATTGCTTTGGCCGCATGTTTTTTGGCTTCTGCAAGTTGCTTGTCTTTTAGATCAAGAACCTTTAATAGTTTTGCTGTTTCTGATTTTTCATTTAGATATGAAGAACCATATTCATTTGCAAACGCTTCAAAGATTCTACGACCGAAGTCGTTTTGACGTGCTGTGTCGATATCTTCTCTGAGAGAACCAATCTCTTTGTTAAGAGTTTTGGATACTGTCTCAGATACCACATCGGCACTACGCTTAATAAAATCTTTTTTGACCTTATTGAAATGTGATTTTGCTTCTCTAACAAGCTTGACCTTGGTTTCGGCAAGATCCTTCTTGTCTTCGTAGAATTCAGCAATTTCTGAAGCAAGCGAATCAACAATGAATTCTTCAAGCTTGGCATAGTTTTCCTGCATTGCTTTTTTATCTGCGTGCAGTTCTACAATTTCTTTCTGTAGTTGTTCAACCACAAAACCTTTTAGTAGATCTGAATTTTCACGCATTGCAACAGCATACTTTGCTTTTGCTTCTGCAAGTTGATTTCTGTCTTCTGAGAACTCAGCAATTTCTTGCTGTAGATTTTCAGAAAGCATTTGATCAATTGCATCGACCATTGTCTGCTTGTCGTGCTCGTATTTCTGTGCAAACTCTTCACGGAGTTCAGCAGTTACCTGCTGCTTGTGCTCAGTTACTTTGCTATTCCAAGCTTCTTCTACTTCAGCTCTGATTTCTTCTGAAATTACATCATTTTCAAAAAGGTGTTTCAGTGCTTCCAACATATAATTTCTCCTGTTATTGGAGTTTGTTGATTATGTTAACCAACGATTCCTTTAGATACTTTTGTGCCTTTGAGTCTTCTTTTGTTGCCTGTGCTAATTCATATGCTTTGTATCCACCGCGAGCATTCATTAGATGTTCATATATGGGTGTTGGATACGCTCCTGGAGCCGATGGTTGTGCAACCACGTCTACAGTTATAATTTCAAAATCGGAAACTTCATTGCTTCCATCTTCACTTACATTCCCCGAACCGCGCGATGAGACGCCCAGTTTAACTCCGCTTTCCAGCATTGTTTTAACCAGTTGTCCCATCGGGGTAGGTAGAATTTTTAGTTTACCGTAACCGTTTGCATCATCCATCCAGCATTCGCTGATCATATGACTCACACGGTCTAGGTTTATGTTAAGGCCTTCTGGATGATCAACTTCTCCGAGAACACTGTATCCTCCTTTTATTTGATCATTGAGAGTTTTGACAGCCCTGCCGATTTCGTTCACAGGATACACACGCTGGTTTGCGTTACGTACTCCGCCCTGTATCATGATACCTTTCATGTACAAGTCTTTTCCTTCATTAGCAGACTCAACAACCATTCTAGCTTGGTCGAATGTCAAATGCTCTCGTAAGTTTTTCATTCAAATATGCCCTTCTTTATTTTGCGCGAGTACTTACTTTATTAAGTGTGCTCTGTGCGCCTTTGTCAGCACTGTCAGGCTTGCCTTTCTTTTCAGCACCGTGTCCTGCTGGAACAGTTTTGCCTGCTTTAGCTGCTTTACCACCTGGAACATTAATGTTGCCAGTTGACATATCTTTTGGTGAAGTATCATTTAGTGGTGAACCTTTCAGTGCACCTTTATTTGCTTCGCCGCTGTTTTCGTCTTTGCTTTGATTTAGGTTTGACGCTGTGCCGCCCATGTCGTTCTTCATATTGTCAACTGTAGACTTCTTGTTTACGCCGCCGTCTTCACCTTTGCCTTTTGATTCAGCACCGTGACCGCCTGCGACTCTATCTACATACTCACGCATTTGTTCTGCGCTTGACTTTTCTTCAACATCTTCGTCGTCAGCTTCGTCAACTTCTTCGTCGTCGGCTTCAAATGCAAATGACTCTTCTTCAGGCTCTTCTTCGCCTTCGTCGTCACCTTCGTCATCCATGTCCATGTCCATGTCCATTTCATCTCCAGCTTCGCCTTCTTCGCCTGACATCAGTTTTTCAAATTCTGCTTTGAGTTCGTCTAGTGCATCCTCTAGATCGTCAACACGATCTTCGACTTCATCGTCGCCGCCTTCGTCGTCCATGTCCATATCCATGTCCATGTCCATGTCGCCTTCTTCGTCGTCTTCAATGTCGCCCATCATGTCGTCGCCTGAGTCGCCGCCCATCATCATGTCGTCATCTGCTTCTACTTCAAACTCGTCAAGGTCAAACCCTTCTTCTAGGTCATCGTCGTCTGACTCTTCAACTTCTTCGTCTGACTCTTCAACTTCTTCGTCCTCTTCTTCAACTTCTTCGTCTTCTAGAAGAGACTCATAAATCTCTCTTGACTTTTCAACCACGATTTCGTGGAAAAGTTCTTGTGCGCCGTCACGGTCTTCGTTTACAAGACGCTCCAGCATTTCTTCAAATTTTGTACGGTCCATTTTATTCTCCTGTAAAAAGTAATATCATACCGCGGTACGATACGGGCTGTCAATTATATTTACTACATATACGTGAAAATGTCTTTGAAAAGGCTGGATTTTGACTGATTTTTGTCAAAATTTTTCAAAGATTGTGAATTTTTTTGAATTTTTCTTGGCTTATGTGCTCTATGTTACTTAAACCTGTTAGTTCTTTTGGGATAAATCCTCCCTCTTCCATTACTCGATAGTATTTAATATTTGGATGCTCTTTTATGGTTATAGTGGTTTGTTTTAACCAGTTACCGTAAAATGTAGCACGGTCTGTAGACTTCTTGTAATTTGTGGTATCAGCAAACAGATTATTAAAATATCTACCATCAGCTTTGCCTTTATAGTCAAAGCCTAAAATATATATCTCTTTGTATCCATGCTGACTGGCTAACCAAAGTGCAGTTGGTCCTGAACTCCACCCTTTTGAAGGTTCAAACAGTTTTAATCCCTGTATATTTCGATAACTTCTGTTAGGATTTGTCCAAAGTTCATTTTCAAGTTGATATCCTGTTCTTGAAATCTCTATAACCATGCGTGTGTCTACGGCAATTAGATAATCGGGCGTAAATGTTCTGTATAGTGCGTTGCATCCGTAAATTTTACCTTTGCCTTTTAATTGCACAGGTTCGATAAATGAACGACTGGTGCCGTTTCCTAATACGAATGCGGAGTTTGGTTTTGGCGCTCCTTGTTTTGCTTCTACAGGAGGAATATATGGATTTAGATTGCCTGACTTTTTAGCTCTTTTGATAGCTTTCTGTCTGCGCTTTTCTTCTTTAGAGAGCCCTGGGTACTTGTCTACTTTGTTTTTAGCCATTACATACCTGTTTCAGCGTTTGCTGCAATTCCGTACATTTGTTTCACAAAATGAAGGTCTTTTTTGCGCTCTTCAACAGATAGCTCAGAGGCTTTGCGAATGCGATTAAGCTGTTTCAGTGTTAATCTTACTTTGCGTGTGTCATCAAAGTCAACAGGGGACTCGTCATACTCTGGCTCATAACGAGTATCTTCTACGCTGTCCAGCGTGTCTTTATCAAAGTAAAATAATTCTCTAAGTATCATGACAGTGTATTTATATCGTTTGTTCGGTTGGCGGGGCTTCTCCACCTCCGCCCAGTTCTTGTCCTGTAGCAGTTTCAGGAGCTTCGCCTTCTCCGCCTTCTATTGCACCAGCATCAGCGTCAATTTCATCTTCCACTCCGCCGAGATCACCTTCGATACCTGCACCACTTATTCCGGCACCACGCATTTCTGCGCTGGCATCAGTTGGTAAAGGCTCTAGGTTTTCTTCGTTTTCTTCTCTCCACAGACGTTCATTCTCTGCTAGCTCTTCTTCGCTCAGTCCTAGGAATCGTTTTAGGGCAAAGCGATTTGAGATATACGGTATAGCCGCCATCTGTGTGTATGTTGGCACACGAGCATTGTCAATTTCACTCTGTCTATAGCTGGCAAAGTTCTGCGGCTCTTGAAATTTAAGTGAAAACATGTTAGTATCAATGTTTACACCCTTTTCTAATAGATATCTTTTGAACTCTGTGTCAAACTCTTCAATGATAAGTCCTTGCAACCGTTCACAATAGGTATTGAATCTAAGTTCTTGAATGTATGCTGTTCCTACTCTGCCATCGTTGTATTGAGAGCTTGCGTCATCAGCTCCGGTAGGCAAATATGAACTCGGGATTCGTAAGCCGCGTACAAGCTTATTAGTAAAGTATCTAAGATCATCAATTTCTCCTAGGTTTGTTCCACCTGGTAATGTTTCTACTTTGGACCCTCTGCCTTCCGCTGTTTGTGGGAAGAAGTAATCTTCGTTGATTGACAGCGGGTTATATGAACTGTCTATGACATTCTGACCGCCCCCTGTTGCCGATGGGATACGTCTTTGATGTATTTCCGTTTTCACACGCTCAACAAACTGCATAGCAAGGTGAGTTGGCATGTTGCCCACATCAACGTAGAATACTCTTCTTTCTGGAGCTCTCTGCACACGATAGATAATAATCGCATCTTCGAGCAATTCTTTTTGTTTGTAAACTTTGAATACAGTTTCTAATAATGAGTTTCCAAACGGATAATTTTTATCTAGTCCTTCTGACAGACTCAAATGCACAACATGTTCTGCACCAACAGTGATTTCATTTTCTTCGTTCATCCAGCGATTGCCGGCATTTGTAGGCGAGTTGCCTGTCATGCCTCGCACACCGCCCGTTAAATAACCTTGACCGCCGCCAGTAACTTGACCGTTAGTTTCGTATGGTGTAGTTGCTACCATGTCTTTGAAGTTTACATTGAAATCTTTAATCACATACTGTTCTGGAGTCTTACCTTCGCTTTCGTTTACGATGATTTTAGTAACGTTCGCAGGATCAACATGGAACCACTTTTTAGTTTCTGGATCTCTTATAAAGACTTGATCACCATACTTGAATGTGTTGCGGAATAGCCTAAACATTCTGGTATCAAACTTTTGTATTTTATACCACTGTTGCAGATACTGTTGTATAATAGTGGTTTCTGAATTTGTTGCTTTCTGTTTGAAATC